ATTTTGTCAGCTCTAGAACACATCGCCGACCACATGCCCGTAGTGTTCAGTTGTCATCCCAGGACTAGACAACGACTCACACGATCTCTGAGTAACAACATAAAATTGTTGGAACCGCAGAGTTTTTTTGACTGGGCCAAATTAGAACGTGACAGCCGCATGGCTGTAACCGATTCAGGTACGGTACAAGAAGAAATGTGCTTGTTCCATAAACCAACCATAACTATAAGACAAACCACAGAAAGACCCGAAACTGTGCATTGTGGCAGCAACATTGTGGCCGGTATTGACAAACATCGTATTATAGATTGTTATCAACAGGCCTTGACCATGCGTGATTGGCAAGTTCCTGCAGAATACAATCACCGCTCGGTCAGCACAGTCGTGGTCAATATTTTAATGGGTAATTATGTTTGACAATAAACGTGTTTTGATCACTGGCGGTACCGGAAGTTGGGGACAAACTCTGACCCGTATGTTGCTGGATCAGTATAATGTAAAAGAAATTGTTATATTCAGTCGCGGAGAACTACAACAGGTTATCATGCAACGACGTTTCAAAGATCGCAGATTAAAATTTGTGATTGGTGATGTGCGTGATTTTGAGTCAGTGCGTTTTGCCATGCGTGATGTGGATTATGTGTTTCATCTAGCTGCACTTAAACATGTACCTGTGTGTGAAGATCACCCACAAGAAGCAATAAAGACCAACATCATAGGCACCACCAATGTGGTCAATGCTGCCATAGAAAATAAGGTAGACAAGGTCATTGATGTTTCCACAGACAAGGCCGTAGAACCTTTGAATCTGTATGGCATGACCAAGGCTGTAGGCGAAAAATTAATCATACAAGCCAACAACCTCAGCCATCACACTAGATTTGTTTGTGTGCGTGGCGGCAATGTCATGGGAAGCAACGGCAGCGTGATTCCCTACTTTGTGGAGCAGATTCGTCAGGGCGGACCGGTGACAATTACAGATCGTGAAATGACCAGATTTTTCCTAACCTTAGAGGAAGCCATTCAGTTGCTGTTCCGTGCTGCCGAACACAGTCAGGGTGGAGAAACTTTCGTCATGAACATGCCGGCTTGCCGTATCCAAGACGTAGCTCAGGTTCTCATGAATAACTTGGGCCAGGTAGACATCACAGAAATGGGTGCCAAGCCAGGAGAAAAATTAGATGAAATGTTAATCAGTCATCATGAAGCACCGCTCAGTTATTGTTTTGACAACAACTATTATGTGATTTTACCCAGCAACGCTTCTGACGAGCTCAAAGCACGCTATCGTATGTGCAAACCATTTCCCCATGCAGAGTTCAGCAGTCGTACCGAATTGATGGATCTATCCAGTATAAAAACAATGTTGATCAAGGGAGGATTTTTATGCGAGTGACCGTGGTTGGAAGTCAAGGCATGGCTGGTCATGTGATTGTGCGGTATCTGCATCAACAAGGGCATGATGTTGATGCTGTAGATCGCAAAAGACTAGATGTAGAAAACCCTATCAGTGCCATGAATTTTTTTGATAATTTACACACAGACTGTGTTGTCAATGCCATTGGTTTGCTGGTATCTGATAGCCTAGCACGACCAGATCGAGCTGTGGTCATAAACTCATGGTGGCCGCATTATGCTGCATTTAGATTGGAAAATACTGCCACCCGGCTTGTACATCTCAGCACCGACTGTGTGTTTGATGGATCAACAGGTCCTTATCGCGAACAAGATTTGCACACTGAAACCAATGCCTATGGCAACTCCAAAAGTCTTGGCGAAATCAACAATGCCAAAGATATAACCATGCGCATGAGCATAATAGGACCCGAACTCAAACAAGGTTCCGGCCTGCTGAATTGGGTGATTAATAGTACTGAATCAGAACTGCCAGGTTGGACCAATGCTTATTGGAATGGCATAACCACTTTGCAGTTGGCCAAGTGTATCGATAAATGGATCCACGATCCAAAAGCCACGGGTATCTATCATGTGGTTGATAACAATGTCAATACCGACAAGTATTCATTGCTGTGCGAAATTAATGAGGTGTATCAACTAGGTAAAACTATCAAGAAAACCGCTGGTCCTAAATCTGTGAACAAAATTTTGCAAGACACACGCGGAGAGATTGACTGGCAAATACCCAATTATCATTCGCAGTTACGCGAACTTAAAAACTGGTATCAAACTTTTACCCACTGACGCATGTGTGCCCACTGGCGTCCACTACGTAGATCCTCAAAACTCCAGTGGCACTGTGCCAGTTTTCGAATCCATTGTTCTCTGTCAGGCATGAGTGGTGTTTCGATCAGACTTAAATCAGTGTTGGCCACATCTCCGGCTTGACAGTACCCAGGATCGTCGGTTACGAAAGCAGGAATGCCTTCTATGGCAGCTACACTGCTGGGAGTAGAATTGTGACAAACCAAGGCCCAACAGTTGACCAGGTCCTGTGTGATATGTCTTTCTTGCGGACTCAGTGTCACATTGTATCGGCGAAAATTTACATCTTTAGGGAAATTTTTCCAGTCTCCTGGGTGCCAACGCAATATCACTGGTCGGTCAGAATGTTCACGTATTTTTTGCAAAGTCTGCTCCAGCCAGGACATGAGATTTTGTCCACGCATACTCCATCCCATGGGTCTCTGCATGCAAACCAATATATGTGATCCTTGAGTTCGCCAATCACGCAGATCCATGTTGTAGTGCGCCCGCATGCGATTCCAGTTTTCGTCTCTGGGATTTTCATTGCAATAGATGCCATCTTGGGGAAACACTCCATTGAAACTGTATCTTAAATATTTGCGTGGGTTGGTTCTATCTCGATAGATAAAAACATTTGAATCTATGCTGAGCCAGTATCGTCCATGTTGACGCTGTTGTTCCATGACCATCTTGCGAACTTTGTAGTGCGGAAGATTTACCTTGCCAGGATTAGAATCAAAAGCATTGCCTATGATAGCACCAACATCGCAGGGCTCATAGACCTGACTGCGTGTAACTTCGGCTCGATCGCCACAACGAGCAGCACCCTCTGCAAAGTATGTCAGCGCATTTATTTTTTCTTCGCCGTTGATCCTGGCAGGCAAGCTGCCAAGATAACTTTTAATAATTAAAGGTTGGCCGCTGTTCATTTTCTTGTACCAATTGCCAGGCAGCGCCTGTTACTATTTCGTCGATGCTGAATTGACCATAGGCCAAACTGCTTAACCATTTGTAAACTACTTCTTCGTTGACCTTGGGCGGACGACCAATCAAGCTGAGATCTGTAGTAGTAATATGACTGGCTGCTGTGGGTGCCAAGCTAAAAGCAGGAATACCTGTTTGTATGGCTTCTATGGCGGCTATGCTGTTGTAAGTGACCACTGCAAAAATATTATTGTCAAGGGCATCGTAGATATTGTCTGTGGTGTTGCGTTCTGCTCGTCCTGGTTTTTCTTTGATCACTATTGGACGACTGGTATGTTGCTTTATGGTATCTATGGTTTGTTGTATCCACCGATCTCGATCATGTCCGTAAAATTCAAAAGGTTTTTCAGTGCTCATTATCAACAGTATTTTGCTACCAGGGTTGGATTGCCAGCCTCGATATTCCAAAGACGGATTGAACTGGCACAATGCTTTCCACCGATCATCGGGCACATCCAAAAATCTACGCTGTTGCATGGCATTTTTTTCAATCCTGTGGTAGAGTTTTCTGCCAGTGGCATTGTTATCGCTACGATAGTTGCCAAGATATCCTGTTTCCATGAAGTAATAATCACGGCCCATTTTTTCAGCGTGTTTGATATGGCCGCCGGTACTGATTCCTCTGACCAAGATTGGATCGGTAATCTTGTTTCTGGCACGTTTGTAATCGTACCCGGTCATGAATTGGCTTTCTGGATAAGCTGCCATGGTCATGGCTGGATAGTCGCTGAATTTGGTCAATCTAAAATAGCGTTCTTCTTTTTCTCGCAACAGTATGTCAAGATTTTTATCTACCCGTTTGCTGTGTTTGTCCTGGCTCATTGAAAACAGCTGACGCAGTTGTTGTAGTTCGTAATACAACTTCAAAGTATCTGCCACACTGTGTTTGAGAGCACTGCACTGATCTTTGTGTTGCAGTTTATACTCCTCCATGGGCCATCGATCGACCACGGCTATTGGCAATGTCATAAAGTCCTCTGCTGGCAATATTCGGTCATGATGCGTTCTCTGTGCCACTCTTCGCTTTGTGGTGTGTCAGCAAACTCAGTAAAACAAGGTGTGCCCAGAGTATAGTGCAGTAGTTTGGCATCTGGGTTGGCTCCAAATTCGTCAGGCAACCAATTCCACTCCACAGGTAGTTCTCCAATACGCTCATCGTCTAACCACGAAAACCTATGTAAATAGCTTCCGGGTTGTTGCTGTACAAATTCTGGAGTGAGCTTTCTGTTGGGCCAACTACTGCAATTCCAAAGTATCACGCTTGACCAATTTTTTCTAGGGTAGTCTTCGTTTTTTGCACCCATGTACTTTTCGGTCATGCGTGTTTTGTAGTTGTGCTTTACAACAAACACATCAGCAGATGATTGTTCGTTTTTGAAATTCCATAATTTTACTATGTCATCACGAACGATCATATCGCCATCAATGAATATAGCCCAGCCCTGATAGCTCATGAGATGTGGTACCAGGAATCTGGTATACACAAAGTGATTGCTGTTGTCACCGTGTGTTTCTTCGTAGTCTTGAAAAAGATTCAAAGCCACGGGCATGATAGCCACGGGTTGGCTAGCGTGCCTTATGATTGAATTTACGCAAACATGAAAAGCTATGGCTTCTCTAGGATCGTAGCCTACAAAAATTGGTATAGGTGTCATCGTCTTTCTATGTCTTGTTCTTCACAACGATCGCCATACTGTATTTCAATCACACGTAAAGATTGATCAGTGAGGTTGCACAACTGGTGCCATTCACCTTGTTCAACGTGTATGTGTTGATGGGTATGGAATTCTCCCAGCAGTTCGGCATCGCTTTTGCGATTGATGGTATAGACTGTGGCAGTTCCTTGGGCCACAAACCAATGTTCAGCGCGATCTTGATGACGTTGCATGCTGAGATGTTGCCCAGGCTCTACTGTGAGTTCTTTGACTTTGACCTTGGAACCGTGTTCATGAAGTACACGATAATATCCCCAAGGTCTTGGTGTTTTTGGTGATTTCCATTCCTGCAGGATCCACGAACTGGAATTGGCTTTGTCAAATCCGCCAATGCCAAACACAAATTTAATATTAGGATCTGCAAATTGCATCTCTGGAATGTTTTGATCAGTGCGATCACCACCATTGGCAAATATGATTCGGGCGGTGGGATAATGGGCACGAACTTGTTGAAGTAAATGACACGCTGTGCCATCTGAATCTTCAAAAGTATAAACTTCATCTACCCATTTGAGATTATTTACAACATTTAGACGTTCTTGCCAGGGCATGAAAGCGCGACCTTTTTTGCGCTCAAGCCATTCGTCGCTGTTGATACCAACAATCAACATGTCGCCCAGTTGGCGAGCCTGTTTGATAAGTTTGATGTGTCCTGAATGTATGGGGTCGAAACCGCCGCTGACTACTACAATAGTTTGCATGCGGATATTTATCTACCCAGTTTATGAAGGTCTATACTTTGCCCAGCCAGTTTAGACTGTGATCTACCCAAGGCAACACAAGATCTTGCTGGCGCAGATATCCGTGTGCATGAACGCTACGTTCAGCACTTTCAGGCAGTCTTTTGTCGGCCATGATATCGTACCAGGTAGTTGTTTTGGGATTCATAACAGCTTGATCTGTTTTATAAACCACAGCACGAATCCAAGGATCGGTGGGTTGTTGTTGGAAGAATCCACCGCGACAATCCCATCCTGTCAAGGACAACATGTAAATCAAGCTAACCACTGAGTGATGATAAAATACCTTGGGAGGAAGATGAAACGACATGTGTCTTTGATAGACTTGCATGGTTTCAGGTACTGAGATAATCAACATGGCTCCGTCGCTGGCTATGTCTCTCCATTTGATCAAAGTATCAATGGGATTCAAACAGTATTGAAAAGCATCATGGCACCAAAGCACATCAAATTTATCTTTGGGCGGATACACTTCTTTCTCAAAATCTGTATGCTGGAAGGTCACATTGGCATGTTTTTTTACTGCTGACAATTGATCCTCTGTGTCTACTCCCCAACAGCGGATATTCAAAGGTTGTGGACTATCTTCACGTGTGGTTTGGGTAGCCCACCAGGTAAGATCTTCGCCCGTGCCGCACCCAAGATCAACCATAGTGCGTATGCTTTCCATGAAATCATCGTGCTCGCGAAGAGCCGACAAGATTGTCATGCTGGGGCGAACGGTGTTGTTTATGCGAAACATTATACTTGTATGTCCTCCATACCTGCGGTGCGCAAACGAACAATGTGTCCCATTTGCCACTGTTTGGTATCCAAACCTTTCATGATGCCCAACCAACGGTTACGCAACAGGGCCACTTCGTTGATAATGGTTTCAAAGTCTATAACTTCGTCTTCGCCGTCCACATACTTTTCAGCATCTCTTGATGTCAGGGCACGCTGATAACCTTCTAAATATTTTTGAAAATGCCTGCGTCGTATCTTGCGCAACTGTATGTTGAGATAGTTCAGTACCGCTTCTATCTCTTGCAATTGATTGAATCTGTGTTCGGTCACACCCGGCAAAGCTGTAATGGCTTTTTCTACCAGGCCGCCAATCCTACAGTCACGTTTGGCTTCATCTAGTTCGCGTTCATAGTGTGCTATGAAATCAGGAATAGCACCAAGATTGGCTACAACCTTGCTATACCACATTGTGATTTCTCCAATAATAAAGATGCATTGTTAACCTTTGATCCAAAAATAAAAAGATTCAGGAAAGATCGATAAATCTAAATTTCTTCTTCTAGCAAACTCTTTGACATAAATTGATAGATCATTCCTTTGCTGAGTTGTACAAGATTGAGACATGGTGTGACACACTTCATCTTTGAATGGCAGATTACTTTGTTGTAATTTTTCTATCAAAGTCTGTTTGCTTGTATCATCCAACACGTTTACACTTAAAAAATCAGGCACAGCACAAAATTGATATTGAAGTTTTTTATCTGGAAAAGTTTCAACAAAATCAATGATTCCAAAAATAGTAAGATTACTAATTACCAAAGAAAATTCATAATCAAATCCTTGCTTTTGCAATTCGTTGATATTGACAACAAAGTTGTCCCAACTATTGCCGTGGCGATTAAATTCATAAAGACTTCCACAGGTTTCTCCGCTGACTATAATTGTCAACTTGTTTTTGTTTTTGATTTTGCTTAGTTGTGCAGAAAAACGTTTGGGATCTACTCCCAATCCAGTGTAACAAACTGTTTTATCACTAAAGTTATCTAGTGTGTTTAACAGGTCTGGAAGATTGTTGTATAAAAAAGGTTCTCCACCAGAGATGTAAGTATTTTTGACCTGAGAAAATGATTGTATTTCTTGTAAAAGGATCTGAAAGCCTTCAGATTCCTGATGTTCTCGTTGACTAATTTTCAATGCCAATCTGTCTCTGTTGGTAATCCTAAATCGATCCTGATCCAGATATGACCCATGCTCTTGTATGTCTCTCAGCCAAGAAGAACTATATTGTTTACAACAGTATGAACAGGTTAGATTACAGGTCGATCCTAAAACTATGTTTAATTTTTCAGGATTTGAAACGTCAATCTTGGTGTGTGTAGGCAGAGTACTACCTAGCATCTGGCGTCTACTTACAAGGTTATCTTGTTCAGGTTTCCAACAGACTTCGTCGCAACTGCTGACAGGTTGATTCTGCAACATCTGCTGGCGTTCAGTTTGCAACAAAGGTGTGTTAAACAAGCGACCAGGATTTTTTTTAATCCAATTCAAATCTACCTGCTCGGGTCGAGCTGCACAACACGAAAAAGTCTGACGTTTTTCTAAGTCAACAGAAAGCCAGGTAAATTTTTCACTACAATAAAAATCAGCCCGGCTTGGTACAGACATTAATAGTCCTCGTCCTCGTAGTCCTCGTCGTCCTCTTCCTCTTCTTCCTCTTCTTCGTGATCTTTGAGGTAGTGTGCTAGAGCACGTTTAACTTCTGAGTCCGATTTAAATGTATCTTTGATCTCGTCTGCATCTACATCGTTGTCGATCAGAACTGACACCAAGGTTTCTGCTGCTTCCGCACGATCCACAGTGTTTACATAACGCTTGAGTTCATCCCAAATTTCTTTACTTAATTCTACTGACATCCTTTATTCCTCCGCGGCTGTTTCTTCAGTACTTACCGTTTCCTTCTGATTTGCAAAGTCGGCCATGACCTTGTCCAAGCAACCTTCTTCATTGCTTTCCCAGGCTTTACGGAACTGTTTGATGATCTCGCCATCGCTGGTCACAAACATCAAGCGATTGCCATCTTTCTTGAGCAGGCCTTTCTTTTCAGCCAAGTCCACAAGACCGCTGTAGGGATTCATACCTGTTTCATAAGGAATCTTGACCTGCACACCCTCAAAAGGTTTGGCATAGCGTGTTTTCATCACTTTACATCCAGCACGGATACCCATGACTTCAGAGATCTTGTTGCCGTCTGCGTCCTCTTTAAGTTTCATTTTCTTCATGGCAACTACAATACTGCTGGCATAGATAAAGCCTTGTCCGCCTGAGATCTTGTCATCTGGATCAAACATGTCTTGGCTGGCATAGGTATGATTGGTACACACCAGACCTACATTGTAGCTACCAAACATGTTGACACAGTTACGAACCAAGGCTGTGAGTGCTTTGGGTTTGCGACCTAGGTCACCTTTCATTTCTCCTGCATCAAACTGATTAACATCAGTTGGAGTAAGCAACATACCCAAGCTGTCAATAATAAACATGACTTTGGGTCTCTCGCCATCGGGCAAAGCCTTGTAGTCAGCCATGAATGTACTGATAGTTTTGGCCACATCATCAATCATGGCCATACTCAATTTGAGAAGTTTGCTTTCACTAGTGTCTACACCAAGTGCCTTGAGCCAATCTTCATCCAAGGCATTCTCACTGTCAATCAACACAACAAAGATACCTTGTTGTTGTGCGTTTCTGGCAATGTTGCCTGAACAGATGTAGCTTTTGCCTGCACCTGACTCACCGGCAAACACAGTAACCTTGCCCAGCGGAATACCTTTGTTGAAGTCTCCACTGATAAGATAGTTCAAGGCGTAGTTGCCTGTGCTGATCCAGTCTGTGGGATCGTTAAAGCCGATACTGAGTCCGTCAATGCTTTTGGTGATTTCCTTGCGGAACTTTGATACGTCAAATGGTTTGGCCATGCTTAGTTTTCCTCTCGTAATTTGTATAACTCTTTAAAAATCTTACTGCTGTCCTGATTCCTTCTTTGATCCAGTGTGTTTAGCTGGCGGAATGACCCAGAAAGATCTTTTTGAAAAGGTTTTTCGATGTAATGTAACATGTTTCGATAACTATCCTCTAACAAGTATCCGGGTCGGGTAGATATTCTGTCTTCTAACTTTTGCTTCAACAAGTTTAACACATTTTCTGGTAGATGTCTAATGTTTAGGTATTCTGGGGTGAGCAACGCACCAATAATAAAGCTGTTGTTGTGAAAGCCTAAATTTTTTAAAAAATCAACGCAATCAAAAATTGAATCATAATTTAGAAGAAACCAAATCATGTTGAAACTGATCTTGTGATTCTGAGTTTTGATAACATTCAAATTGTTTAAAAAATCCTGCCAGCGACCACCAAATCTGATGTATTCGAACTCAGAGTCTTGTGATTCTACGCTCACGGTCCAATGCACATTTTCAAATTCACAAATACGATCAAATACCTGTGTGTTGGTTTTACTTAGATTGGTATTCACTCGTAGGTTTACCTTTGGGTTTTGTTGTTTTAATATTTCTAAAAGTTCCAAATTTTCTTTCATCAACAAAGGTTCGCCACCGGCCAGATATACATGCTGAAGTTGCGAAGCATGGTCAAGAATATACTGTTTAAATTGAATAAATTGTTGCTGACTGGGTTGCACAGAAGCTTGTCCTAATTCGTCAGCCCAACGACTACTAAATTCAGGTCCACAATACACACAACTAAAATTGCAGAGATTGGTCCAACGAACATCAATGGTGTGTAGATCATGATTATCTGGTCGATAGGTACTCAAATCTATATTTTTGAGTTCGCGTATGTAGAAAATTCTATCGCTGATTATATCAAATCCAGGCTTGCCGTGTTCGAGGTCATAACAAGTGTGACAATTTTTACCTGGCTGATTGGCCAACATACGTGTTTGTGTTTCCAGATTTTTTGAGCTGTGTAGTATTTGTTCTATAGGCGTATGCTTAAGATCGCCAATGGTACCGCTACTTCTGATACAATTTTTTACCAAGCCGTCCGAATTATACATGAGACCAGTCCATGGCATGGGGCAAAAGTTACGATTGGTCAATACGTCTTTTGGTGTCATACTGGTCCTAGGCTGATCTCTGCGATTTGTAATTTTTTTTGTTTAACGGATTCAAAAATTTCTATCAAGGTGCTTGCCCAATTATCAACATCTGCTGCCGGCGGCACAGTTTTGTCAGCACTGGTGGCTATGTTGCCTGGTCTCACCACAGTCAAATTGATCCCAATTCTACGATTGCGTATTTGCTTGACAGCTTCTTCCAAGGCCAATTTTTGAATACGATAATGATCCATGTCAAGACCAGGCAACACACTAACTGGATCTTGTGTCATCATTGTAGAAATAATCATGATGTGTTTTTGTGTAAAACTCCAGCGACGGGCTATTTCAAACAACAATTCTGTTTGTGCATACCCGGCCTGTGCGTTATTAATAAACATGTCACAAGGTTCTATCACAAATTTTAGGAGTGTTTCTTATGTTGTTGCCCTCGCGGCGACTGATGCCCACAATTTCATGTCCGAGTCGACAATATTCTTTGGCCAAGGCTTGGCCGATACCTGCTGTGTGTCCGGTGATAGCTATCTTCATTGCATGTTCCGTAGGCATTTTTGTTTGATTATGTATCGATCTCTAGACTCGAGGTCGTTGTTATCTACGGCCAATTCTTTAGGATGTTTAAGATAGGCCCAACTATGATCTATGCTGTGTTCTTGCGCAAATGCTTGTATGTTCTCTAAGTCATCCACGTTGAGAACACTGACCGTGGTCCATAAATTGAGTTTGACTGGCATGGTCTTGTAGATCATGAGATTGTCGTAGAATGTCTTCCAGGTAATAGGCCAACGTGCAAGTTCATGAACTGATCCTATGCCATCGCAACTGACTGTGACTGTGACTTCGATACCACTGTTGGCTATGTCGACCAACT